AATAAGAACCAGACTGAATAAGGCTTGCAACACTTAATTCCATGATTATTCCTTAGGATTAAGTTAATTAAGATAAAAAGCAAAAAGCCCACGGCTTAGGTGGGCTTTGCGGATGGTTTAACCAAAATTAAGGCGTTGTTGATGCAGGGATAAGCACAGGATCGCCAGACACTTGAATGCCGATAGTACTTTTAACCACATCGTTTTGCGCAAAGGCAAACGGATAGGCCGTCATAAAGCCATCGAAGGTGATCCATGTGCGCGTGGTTGGCAATACAAAGTCTTTTGCGGTGACTGTTGGCGGAGTGCCTTTGGCGTCTGACCAGCCAAGCGCCCATTTAATGGTGGTGCCTGCGGTTTTAAGTTGATGCAAACGTAAGTGCCCGGGTTGCTTAGGGTCTACGTTAATACCAAAAGTGGCTGCACCAGGTGATTTTAGACCTGCCACAAACTCACGGGCATCAGCTTCAAGCGGAGTGGTTTCGATTGGGTCAACTGGGCTATCAATCCCGTCGATACTTGTCACGGCGATGACGGCTAAAACAGAATCATCTGCCGGATCTAGTGCATAGAGCTGGGTGCCCTGCGTTTTCATACTCATGTTGTTGCTCCTAACAATAGCCTTGCGGCAGATACAAAAAAGCCCCTGCAGGTGCAGAGGCTTTGTTTTAAATAGAGGGTTTTTCGGATTGTTATAGCAGGATAAGGCCTTTGGGCTAACTAGGCAATCGTGCTGCTCAACCCCTTACAATCGAGTTCGTTTATTTTATTACGTACGGTAGCGGCAAAACACACGCCGTCACGCATATGATCAATCATCTGGGTGCCAGCCCGTGAGCCAAGCATAGTAAACACCTCATATAGCTTGTATTCATCAAAGTACTTTTTCAAATAGTCCATATGAGTGCAAAGCCCTTTGATATTGTGAATATCGTACTCATTAAGCAAAGGTTGTGGCGCGATTGCAGGGGCAGCGGGGATAAACTCGCCGTCTAGCGGCACACGGGCGGCTAGCGATAATGCCTCAGTAAATTGATCTTCCGCTATTTGCTTGTAGGTGGTGCCAAAGTGAGACTTTAGCGCCGACCACATGGTAATAATCGCTTTAGCCTGCTTGTCTTTCGGTAGCGATTTACCACGGTACATGACTAACTGCTTTATGGCTGTTTGCTGCTCTAGCGTAATTTTACCTTGCTGTGACTGGGTGGCTTTGCGTGGATTTTTAACTTCGCCTTTTGTCCAGTATTCATAAAGCACATCGTCACACTCTTCTTGATACTGAATAACCCGCTCGCGAATCTCAGGCTTAACTTTGTTTGGGCTGATGGTTTGCAGCCAGCCGTTAAGTTTACGCAGAGCGAGGCAAGTCATTGATTGAGATCCACCAGCAGAAGGTATAACGATTTCCGTTACACCTTTAGAAAAGCGGTTTTTAATCTTTTCTAACTGAGATTGCCAAGTGATCCCCATCCCCTCGACTATAGGCCTCATAGGAGTATATGGCTCACCATTATGGTTTACGATGTAGAGCCTTGTGCCATGAAAGGGCACATTGATAGTAGTAACAGCAGTTGCTATACTTTGCATGTCGATAATTCCTAGTTAGTTTTATTTGACATTGAGGCCTCAACTGCTCCAACAGTTGGGGCTTCGTCTATTCTGGACACTTTGCACCATTTCTTATTGCATACTCGCGCAAAGCCTTTACAGCTTCCTTACTAAAAGTTCTATCACCTTTTTTAGCCAAGTCTTCCATTGCCTTCTCAAGCCATTCTGGCATCCGCAAAGTTTTTACTTTCATTTGTATTCCTTTGTAGTTGGTACGCATACATATTAATTAGGTACGCATTGATAGTCAACATATACCTACCTAATATGTTTAAAATTTCAAAAGTAGGTGGTGCGGCATAGCATCAATGCAAATAGATATGGCAGAACGAAAATACAAAAACCCTCAAGTAAATCTTAGGCTTCCTGTAGAAATAAAAGACCGATTAACTGAGCTGGCTGAGATAAATTCACGCTCTTTAAATTCAGAAATGGTGGCAGCACTTTCAGCATGGGTTGATCAAAACCAAAGCGTTAAATCACCTGATTTAACATCAATTAATTTACGTTTAGACGCTTTAGAGCTTGAGGTTAAGCGATTAAATAGTTTGAAAAGGTGATAAATATGGGTGTATTCATATGAATATGCCTTCAAAAGGCGGCATACAGCAGATGCTCTGCATCCCACATTAAATCATTTTTTATTAACAGGTTTGCTATGAAGGGCGCAAGTAACATCGCACCATTTGGGCTAAGAATGCCTGAAGAACTAAAAAGCCATATTTCAGAAATGGCAGCTATACACGGACGATCAATGAATGCTGAAATCGTCTATCGGCTCACAACCACTGCTATAAGCGACAACGCTAACCGAAAACGCATTAATATTAATAAATCACAAAACCCTGCTATTGCTGAGCTTGAGGCTATCAAGTTGCAGATAGAGCAAGCGATTGAACGACTAAAAAAACAAGAGTGATCAACTAACAGATACCCAGCACTTTTCAAAGGGATCATCGAAATGATGATCCCTTTTTTATAAGGCTAACGGGTAACTAGCCAATCAATATCAAAGCTGTGGCGGTAATTGCCTGTTTCTTTGTCTCGGTCATCACCGTTGTAATTGGTGGTATAGGCATCAAGCTCAATGGCGTAACGAATGGCATCACCCACCGCTGAGGCTGTGCTGCCTGAGTCGGCATATACATCTACCTGCAGGGTAAATGCATCGGTATCTGGCCTTCCGGCTAAATAGTTTTCAGGGCTACCGCCAATCACTTGCCAAACGGCATAGGGCTTTGGCTCGTTTTGTTCTGCTTGCCCAAACGGATAAAGCCTTACTGGGTTAGTGCCCAGTAGCACGGTGACCTCTGGGCTATTACTGCAAACCACAAAAATAGGTGCTGTGCTCATTCTGAAAGTGCCTTATCGAGTTCTTTTTCAAGCTCAGTGATCACTTTGTCGATGACTGGGTTAATGTTGTTGGCCAGCGCTGGGCGCATAAAAGGTTTTGCTTGGGAACGCTCAGTACCGAGTTCAACTAAATGCCAGTGTGGAGTGCTGCCTTTTGAGCCTTCATCTTCGTTTGGGGTTGGAATACGCCCTCTTGGAGTGGTTACGCCAATTCGATACATAATTAGGCCGTCGCGTAAAAACTTACGGCTACCAAATTGCAAAATAATGTTGTCGCGGATGCGGCGACCTGTTTTTGGATCGTCAATTTTAAGGGCGTTTTCTTGGGCAGCTTTTTTGACTAATTCTGCGGCTTGGCTAAGTGCGTGACGGGTGCCGTCATCCAGTATTGTTCTGGTGACTTTTGCCATTTTTTTTCGGACTTCTTTTAACCCGATTAGCTCAAATTTGATTGCTGCCATGGTTAACCTACTTTGCTTTGGCTGTTTAGGTACTCAACTGTGACGCGGCCGTAACGCGTTTTGCAGATCACTTTCTTTTTATGTTTATGGACTTTAAGTGGCTGAGGACAAAACACCACCTTGCCTTTTTTAGTATCGGCATAAACACAGTGGTCCACTTTTTTACCATTTAAAAACACCTCGACGGGTTTACCTATTTCACTGGTATTTTCAATGGTGAAAATGTGAGGTGTATTCATGGTTAACCTACTAAAACATCATTAGTTTCTGACACCGGAATGATTATCCGTTGATGGCCTGATTGGCTATCAGGTAAAACGCCTTCCGGTTTATAAATCTTGCCTGCGTGGCGAATGCGAAACTCAGTTGGGAATTCTGGCCTAAAGTGCATTTCAAACTTGCCTGAAATTTGCGACTGTGCAGCGGATGCAGCAATAAAGTCTTTCACTGAAAGCGGCATAAAATCGGCCATGGTTTTAAATGCTGGCACCCAATTCTTTTTCATTTCGCCCGTTAGTGGGTCTTGCTGCTTTTGCGATGTAAAAACATCGATTAAATGCCGTAGCTTGCCGCTTGCCATAGCTTATCCTATTGCCAAGTCTCTAAATTCGAAGATCAGGCTTTCAAATGCCGCGGGGACTTCAACCATTTGCACAGTTGATACGGCCTCACGGTTAGTAAACCAATGCGCCAATAGCAATAATGCGGCATGGGTTAAGTCTTGGCTTTCTTCTATGATGATTGCCTTTGGTGGCTTTGGATCTGCCGCTTCATATTCGGCCGCAGTTTCAAAAAAGGTGCAGTTCAAACGACGGCGAATATGCGCCTCAACTGCGGCCATTAATTGTTGTAAATATGGGTCTTGAAAGGTTTCTGACTCGAGCAGGTTAACTTGCCGCCGAGCAGCTTCAATGGTGATCAGCGGCATGTCGCTTACTCCTGTTTGCCTTCGGCTTGTTCTGCCGCAGCTTCATAAGGTTCTGCAACCTTAATCTTGATGAGTTTTTCTGCGGTTTCTGCGTCAAACCCTGCTACATCTTTAGGTGAATAACGGGTCCATGGTTTGGTGAAAATAACGACGACTTTTGCAGCTTCAGTCGAGGCTTCTTTTTTTACAGGTAGCTTTGCCATTGCAATTTCCTCAAAAAAATGGGGCGTTTGCCCCATTTTGATTGCTTACTTATCAGTTAACTGATTACCAAGCTTTTATTACCAAGTAATGCCAGTACCTAATACCAGACCTTCGTTGTGGCGGAAGCCGATATCGTGCTCGGTAACCACGCGGATTAACGATTGGTTGCGGCTAAACGCAGAAACCAATTGTCCTTGATCATCCTTGTAGGTTGCTTCGCGGCTAAAGTCGATTGCGAAACTGCCGCTTTCACCGATGAGCACATCGTTAAAGTCAGCAAAGTAGATTTCAGTTTCGTTGGTGCCGGCACCAAGGTTTGATGGGATGGTGTTGGTATGCTGAATAGGGAAGCCTTTCAGCAGGCCAGATGACATTTCTGGGTAAACTTTATTACCGTTACCATCACGCAGGCCGAACAGCTTCATATAGCTGCGTGGTGATAAGCCCCAACCAGGTGTAATCATCAGCGAGTTCGACTGCATTAATTGCAGGATCAAGCTATCGAGGTAGGCATCGATAGTGGCGAGATCTGCCGAGCCAGACCAAGGTACTGTACGGCCTGCATCTGTAGCGGTCTTTTTAAAGCCCTTTGGTGTTGATGATGATCCGTCGTCACGTAAGAAGGCTTTATCTTCACGCACTGCCATTGATGCCAGCATATCTTGCAGCACTAAGTTTTCGACGTTACGGCCAGCATGACCAATCAATTGGTTAGAAATCGGCACCAAGGTGATCATGGTTTTGGCTGACAATTTAACATCGTCCAGTGATGCATTTGATGCTAAAACATCTGTGCCTTCACCAACGTAGGATGAAGTGGAACCACCACTCATACGTGGCAATGACATATTACCGTTTGGCAATGGCATTGAACG